TATCCAATCGGTGCCGCTGGTGCAAACACTAGTGTTGGAACATGGGCATAAGGATTGAATAATGACCGCACTTCTTAAAACCACACAAATTCAAGAGCCGTCATCAGCTACAATAAATCTGACGTTGGATTCGTCAGGTAATACTTTTGCAACTGGTGGTGGTCTTGGCTACAGCACGGGTACTGGCGGCACAGTAACGCAAGCAACTTCAAGAACGACGGGCGTTACTTTGAACAAACAAAGCGGTGCAATTACAATGTTTACAGCGGCAGGTTCTGCGACTGCTGCAACATTCACAGTAACAAACAGCACGGTTGCCGCGACTGATACGATTATCCTAAATCAAAAATCAGGCACCAACTTATACATTTTACTTGTGACGGCTGTTGCTGCGGGTTCTTTTAACATCACGTTCTATACGACTGGCGGCACGGCATCCGATGCCCCTGTTATCAATTTTAATGTTATTAAGGGAACAACATCATGACGATTACCCTTAACGGAACAAGTGGTGAAGTTTTCCCTACGTGGACAACTGGAACTCGCCCTGCATCTCCATCTACTTCTCAGACTGGGTATAACACCACTAACGGTGCGTTGGATGTTTATAACGGTTCTGCTTGGTTGCCAGTACAATTAAGCGGCGCTTTGATCCGCGCTCCGCAAATTTTGACAAGCGGCACCTCTTACACAACGCCAGCGACTTGCACGACAATTGTTGTTGAGTTGCTTGGTGGCGGCGGCGCTGGCGGCGGCAATAGCGGCAGTACAAATAATGCTATTTCGGGCGGCGGTGCGGCTGGTGCGTATGCTTATAAAACTTTTACCGTAACCGGATCAACAGCGTATACTTATGCAATTGGTGCTGGTGGAACTGGTGCTACAACCGCTGGACCTGCCGGAGGCAATACAACATTTACCGTTGGCGGGACAACGGTTACCGCAACAGGTGGGACTGGCGGCGCAACCAGTGGTGGTGGGTTTACTGCTGGTGTTGCCGCCACGTCTGCTGATATTAACTTTACATCTGCTTATGCTTTTGCCCCTGCTAGCACAACTGCGGGTGTTGGATTTTTAACATTTGGTGGTTCAGCATCTCCGTTTGGAACTGGTGGCGCAAGGGTTATTGCTGATGCGAATACCGTTGGCGATGCCGCTTCTGGATATGGTTCCGGTGGGTCTGGGGCTAATAAATCTTCAACTGCGGGTGCAAGTAGGGCTGGCGGCTCCGGCACACAGGGATTCATTCGTATTTGGGAGTTTACCTAATGCATAGCGCGGTTGTTCAAAACAGCGACAATACGGTAATCAATGTCATTATAGCTAATCCCGCTGTTGATCCTGCACCAGAAGGTTGCATTCTTGTGGGATTGCCTGACGGTAGTCCGGTGACATTTGGTTGGATTTATGATCCTGCCACGGGTCAATTTATTGATCCAAATTCACAAAATGGATAATTGTAGAACGGCATCAAAAGGAGAAAATGTGCATGCCTATTTTTATTAAACTTGAGCATACTCTTGAAGAAGTCAATACGATCCTTGCCGCATTGGCAAAGCGTCCGTTTGAAGAAGTGGCCGATTTGATTGTAAAGATTCAAGCCGCTGGAAAATCAGCGATTGATGACGCTCAAGCACCTGTGCAGTCAGCCGATTCGGCTGTAGAATCTTAATCTTGAAATTCTAATGCATACCGTTGGCGGGGTACATAAAATGACAAGCGGAGACGAGACAAAACTTGTTGTTGATGTTGGCCTTGCCAGCGGCGTTATTACTATGCCGATTTGGGTTGTAGAGACCAGCTACTGGGTTCAATTGCTGGCGGGATTATTAGGTTTGATATTGGTGGTTTTCCGTCTTGCATTAGCAGTTCGGGAATGGGGACGTGACGGAAAAAGTTAATGGACCCTTTTACGATTCTTGCTGGTGCAACCGCTCTTTATAATGGGTTAAAATCTGCCGTAAGTGCGGGTGAAGACGTCGTGGATACGGCGCATCGCGTTGGCAATCTCATGTCTGAGGTTTCCAAAGTCATCCAACTTGTATCTTTGCCTCACAAGAAAAAAATGTTTCAGTCCACCGCCGATTTTGAAGCGGAGGCGATGAAACGATTTAGTGCTAAACAAAAAGCCCAACAATTAGCCGCTGAAGCTAAAAATTTGTTTGTTTCCCAACATGGACTTGGCGCATGGGAACACATTCAAAAGCAAGTTACGGAAATGCGGAAAGAGGCCGCACGTCAGGCTCGCCTTGAAGCTGAGGCCGCAGAAGAAACACGTAAAGACCTTATTTTTGTTTCATGTATCGTTGGAGGTCTCATTCTAGCGGTTGGAATTATTGGTCTGTTGCTTGTTATTCGAGGGGTTCACTAATGGATCATTTTGATTTTTCAAAAGTAATTAACATGTTGTTTCCATTGTTAATTGCCGCAATAGGATGGCTTTTAACGCAAATCACTACGTTAAATACCAAAGTGCAAGACCTTGAAAGCAAAATGCCAATTCTCATTACCGCTCAAGGGGTGCCGACCGACAGCCCTATTTCTGCTGAAGCGCGGTATAAATTGCGTGATGAGTTGGCGGGTAAAATTAATGATTTGGCAGTACGGGTTCGAATTCTTGAAAAAGTAACGGAAGGCAAGTGATGGATATTCTCAAAACATTTGGACCGCTGATTGGTTCCGTCGCGCCTACCATCGCCACGGCTTTAGGAGGCCCAGTAGCTGGTATGGCAGTGAAGGCCATATCCGGGGCGCTTTTTGGCCATGAAAATGGCACAGAAGAAGACATAATGACTGCTTTGGCCAACCCTACAGGGGATCAGTTAGCGGCGCTTAAAAAGATTGATGCCGATTTTCGCGTTCAGATGAAATCGCTTGATATTGATCTGGAACGGATTGCGGCGTCAGATCGTGATTCAGCGCGCAATTATGCAATTCAAACCCATGATTGGACGCCTCGTATTTTGGCCGTTGTAGTCATCTGCGCTTGGGTATTTATCCAATGGCATTTGTTGAACAGCACAATCCCAGCCGATATGCGTGAATTAATAGCGCGGGTTCTTGGAACGCTTGATGCTGCTTTAACCTTAGTGCTGTCGTATTATTTTGGCGCGGCGCATAAGCATGAGGATGCCCCAAAGTGAAAGATAATTTTGAACAGTGCCTAGCCCTCGTCCTTAAATCTGAAGGCGGTTATGTAAATAATCCAAAAGACCCGGGCGGCATGACTAATCTTGGCGTGACCAAAAAGGTCTGGGAAGAGTGGGTAGGCCATTCGGTGGATGAGGCCGCTATGAGGGCTTTGGGTCCGCAGGATGTGGCTCCTCTGTACAAGAAAAACTATTGGGACAAAATTAAAGGTGATGATCTGCCAAATGGGGTAGATTACGCTTGTTTTGATCTTGCCGTTAATTCGGGGGTGGGTCGTGCAGCCAAGGTATTACAACAAGCATTGGGTGTTAGTGCTGACGGCGCAATCGGCCCGGCCACTATGGATGCTCTTGAATCGGCAAACCCTCGCCAGATTGCGACTTCAATATGCGAAATCCGGTTAGCTTTCTTGCAAGCATTGCCGACTTGGGGTACATTTGGCAAAGGTTGGGGGCGTAGAGTTGCTGAAGTAGAGCAGACGTCTTTCAGCATGGCGGCGTAGGAAATCTTAAATGACCGTTGCAACCACAGCCCTGTCGTATAACGGATATGTCACCCAAGTTGCGACCTTGGCTGTGCTTCAAAATACGCTTGTCACTACGGGTACGTCTCCTAATAGCCTTGTGACGTCCAGTGATCCTAACTTTCAAGCAATTATTCCGCAAATGCTGAATTACGCGGAACTTCGCATTCAGCGTGACCTTGATTTTTTGGCTACTCAAAATCAACAGTCTTTTACGGTGGTTAGCACGTCAACGAACCAATTGACCATTCCGACGCAAAGTTTCGTGACACTTCAAACAATTACGGTCACAGACCCAAATGGCGGAATTACAACACTTACGCCCGTAACCAAAAGTTTTTTGCAGAATGTATATGCGTCTAATGCAAGTGCGGGTACGCCATTGTACTTTGCAGTTTTTGGTGGCGACCAAGCAACTGGGGGTCAAACGAGCCAATATGTGCAAGTTGGCCCTTGGACTGGCTCAACAGGAACCTATACGTTTAATGTGACTGGTACTAGCCGCCAGCCGACGTTGTACAATTACGCCGTTTCTGGTCAGGCTGACACGACTTACACGTTTATTAGCCAAAACCTGCCTGATCTAATGCTTATGGCAAGCATGATTTATGTTAGCGCGTATCAACGCAATTTTGGCCGTCAATCTGATGATCCACAAATGGCGCAAAGTTACGAAAGCCAATATCAGATGCTTCTTAAAGGCGCGATGGTTGAAGAAGCGCGCAAGAAGTTTCAGGCGTCTGGTTGGACTTCATACTCTCCGTCTCCTGTTGCCACGCCGACACGGGGGTAACACATGCCCCATAATGCAATTCAAATTATGCCGGGCGTCGATACAACAAAGACGCAAGCACTCAATCAGGCTGGAATTTCGCAATCAAACTTCGTCAGGTTTTTGCCTGATCGACAAGGCATGTCGATTGTTCAAAAATTGGGCGGTTGGGTTTCTTATTTTACAAGCACAGCCATTACAAAAGCCATTCGTGCCTTACATGCTTGGGCTGATCTAAATGGCAATGATTGGTTAGGTGTTGGATCGTTGAGCAGTTTGCTTGCGTATTCAAAACAAGCTGGTTCATATACCATCACGCCTACCAGCACGACCACAAATCCATCGCCAAATTTTACTTGCCAAAGTGGCGTTTTGCTTACGGAAAGTGGCGTAGGCATAACGACAGAATCCGGCCTAAACCTTCAAGTTTCATCCCCAAGCCAAACGATTACGGTCGTGGATTCAGGCGTAAGTGGCGGATATCTAATTGGTGACCAAGTTTATATTGAAACACCAGTATCCGTTGGCGGCGGAACAATTCAAGGTTTGTATGCAATTGCAAGTGTTATTAGTAGCACGTCGTATACAATTACAATTCCATATTTGCCGTCATTAGAAACGACAAATGGCGGTTCTGTTCCAGTCTTTACTATACCAGCCGGAAGTTCAACTGTTACAGTAACA